GTGATACTCATTTAGTTGGTCGTGCCAACCAAGTGTGTAATGGGACATGATAGTTTCAACTCCAGTACATTATTATTTATAATAACACACTAGGTATAAATACGCATCTATGTCAGGGTCTCCGAACCTCCAATGTTAAGATTTTTTGAAGATAATTCATACATTTTCTCGTGTATTGTCTTCTCTTTCTGTGGCACACCATCATAGGGGTATGGAATTTCTGGTGATTTACCAAACCAGTCATCTATTATTGGTGGCGTTGAACCTAACAACCCATCAGGCATGGCGGTATACAGATCATATCCATATACAAATTCTTCTGGTTCTACTCTCTTTACCATTCTTGGTAACTGGAGTAATCCCTTAAAAGGGTTGCCTATCTTTCTTATAATATCCATAAACCCCATAAGATTTAAAAATATTTAGTTTACTATCCTATAGTATAGACAGTTTTTGTTGATTTGACAACTAAGATATTGTGAATCCTGCTGCTGATCCTAAGACACTAGCGTCTGCTGCAAATATTGCTTCGGTTGATTTCTTCTCTACAAACTCAACAGTATTTCCTGGCATCGTGAAGGTTCCTATTGTTGTTGATCCTCCAACTTCATCGATAACAGTAATCAATCTTGCAGTTCCACCGTTGTTGCAAAGACGAACCACTGTCGCACTTCCGAATGTAGATGCGCCTGCAGCATCAGTACCACATGCTGCCTGAGATCCTTTTATGTTAGTAATCATGGTTCTTTAATATCCTCTCTTGTATTTAGAAGACTCATCTTCTGGGTTGATTGTAATTGTGTTCTTGCCACTCATGGGTTTGATTTCTTTTACCTTCTCAGGATACTTCTTATCAACCTCCCATAGAAACTCCTCACGCCAATGAGAAAAAGACTCATTAGTTTGTTTATCTTTATTATTTTTGTTTTTGTTTCTCTTCACAAATTTTTTCTTTATTGGATTTTTGTTTTCCTCTTGATTTCCTCCACCACTCTTAGCATCACCACCCTTAGACTTCTTTGTACCGCTTTGGTTTTTCTTTCTAGATTGTCTGACTACCGATTGAGTTTGTATATTTTGAGACTCAATTTTACTAGGTGGAGTATATGATGTATTACCACCATCTGACATGTCATCTGAACCTGGCCTTCTAGGATCATTTGCACTTTGTTGTTGCTGTTGTTGTTGTTTCTTTCTCTCTGAAGGATTTGATGGAGCACTTTCTTGGTTCAAACTTTTTTTGAAACTTAGCTGAGTAGATTTATTCTTTGTGCCTTCTGGTCTGCCTCTGTTATCTGGTGTATTTTCTTTTTTAGTTTCTATGTCTGAAGATTGTCCTTTAAGATTCTTGTTTGGATCTGCATTTCCCAAACCTTCTCCAACTCTATCTGAATCTGATGTCTTTTTCTTAGATGTCTTTTTCTTATTAATTACAGGCGTGTTATTTGCAGTTACCTTAGTCTCACTAGCTGGTGCTTTTCCAACCTTATTTGCTTTTTTTGTATTTTTAGTAACCTTAGGCTTTTTATTTTTACCGTATGTTACTTTAGGTGATGTTGTTGCATCATCAGTTGCACCTTCACCACCTCTTGAAGGAGTGGTGTTCTTGATTTGTTTCTCAATTCTTTTTGGATTTTTCTTCTGTTGTTCAGTGCCTGGCATTCTGACTGCTTGACCTGGCCTACCTTTTACACCTTTTTTGTCTACGTCTGTAACTATGTCAGAACGGTCAATATCACCAGTGATTCTAGACTGTATAGATCCTGGCGGACGTTTAGTTGTCTGCTTCAACCTTTCTGGATCGTCAGTTGGTCTTGCAAAATACTGTCTATTACCAGAAGTAACTACTTTTTGTCCCTCACCAGGCTTCTGTGTAACTTTTACTTTACCATCGTCACCCTTTTCAATAGTAGTGTCTCCTGTAAACCGAGAGCCGCCGCCATCAGTTATCTTAGTACCACCCTTAGTTGTTGCTGGTGGATTTTTCTTTATGATTTTCTTCCCAGTCTTAGGATTGATCTCTGTACCACCACCGACGTTAGTGGTTACAGAACCTGTGCCTTTACTCTTTGATCCTGATTTAGCTGGTTCACTCTGGATAGCACCTGGCCCTGTAATTTCAGGTTTTTTAGCAGGGACATTAGATTTAGCTGTTTCGTCAGGTGTGACTCTACCTTTTACATCACTAAGGCCAATATTTCTCCTTAACCTACTAGTGACTTTATTAAGTAGACCTTTTCCTCTTTTGCCTCTTTGAATTCTATTTCCATCTTTATCCAACTCAGCGCCTCTTTGGACAACAGTTCTTGTATTTGGTAATTTTTGACCACTCGCATTTTTACCTCCAGTAACATTTCCAAATCTATCTTTAGTAGGCTTATTATATTGTACTACTTTTGATCTTTCAAACTTTTTACGATCCTTTATTCCTTGTCCTATTTCACTACCTACTCCAGAGCCACTAGTGAAAGCTTTAGTTAAACCTCCACCTGTGTATGTCTTGTTTCTAATATTACCAAGGGTATTCTTTACAGCAGATAATCCACTTCTAACATTCCTGTTTCCTAATAAGTTTGCAGCCTTAAATCTTCCAGATCTAGAATTTTGGCCAAATTCCTTCCTGACATTAGATGTTGTTTTTTTAACTTGATTTGCTGCTCTAGGTACAGATGAAGCGACATTACGGCCCACCTTTCCCATAGTTGATCCAGCTCCCGACATGACTTTAGTAGCGCCCTGTCTCATTCTATTTGCTGCACCAACCACTCTGTTTATGATCGACTCGTCTAGTCTCTCATACTGAAACTGTTCATAAGTTTTCATTACACAGACATGCCTCTATCAGCCATGAATTTTGCAAAAGCTTTGGATTTAATTCCTCTCTTAGGATCTTTCATTCTGTTTTCTTTTGATCTCTCATGATATGGTTTATCAGATTCGTCCTCTGGTGGATTATTCTCAGGATCATAAGCAGTCTGTCTGTTCTCATACTGAAGTTCCAAATTCATATCAAATGTTTTCCAAGCAATCTTCTTGTGTGCATCTGTGGTGTATGATGCATGTTTCTCAAACTGCTCTTTGGAAATAGTTTCTTCCACTACCTCTTCGGATGGTTTTGAGAATATAACTGGACTCTTAACGTTAAAACTCTCGTTCTTGGGTACACAGTTAGGAACCATTTTACCACCTTTCTTCTTCATACCCACTTGTTTGTGACTATCCCAACAAGGATCGCCGTCACCGCCTTCTACGACTACTTCCTCTTTCTTCATCGCTTTTTTGATAGCCATACGACGTTTCATAAGATAAGAATCAGAACTATCTTTATCTCCATCGTTATCTACATCTCCATCTTCTTTACCAACTGGATCTAATTTTTTCTTTTCTTCAATTGGTTCAACCAAATACCTTGTATTATCCATCTCTCCAAGAGTGGTAAGGTTTGCTGTGACCTGATCCCAGAGTCTATTGTGTAATGCTTCCTGATCTTCTTCCTTATTTCCTAGTGGTGGTGGAGTAACTACATCTATAATCTCAGTAGTACTACCATCTAAATGAGTAATTGCAACATCTTCAACCATTTCTCCTTCTGGTTTATAACTAGCCATTGCTGGTTGTGGTTGTTTATCTTTATTTGGATTCAACATTCCAAGTCCTCTCTTTGCTGCACCAACTAATGCATTTTTTGCCATACCTCCAACAGCTCCTGCAGCTTTCTTTGCCAGAAACTTAGCACCCATAGCAAGAAAAGGAGCTACTTCATCCAATTGTTCTTTTTCTTTTTCTTTTTCTTTCTTATTGTATATTGAAGCGTACGCATCAACTAAGCTTTTGTCGTCAGTCATTTTAATAAGAGAGTCCTTGATCTGTATTATTTATCCCTTTCCAACTTTGTAAGGAATTTTTGTATCATTATACTTAATCCCAGGCCCACTAGGAGGGTCATTGGGGTTCTTCACTTTTTTGCCATCGTAGTATGAACCAGTGGTAATTGGTTTGATATCTGGTTTATCATGGAACTTTACGTCACCTTGGCCTGGTGTCATAGATTGTACATATCTTCTGTACTCATCAGTGCCTACGTCATATGCTTCTGTTAAATCTTTCAACCATGCTTTGAACATAGTATGTTCTGGAGTCTGTACTATCACATGATTTGCACATCTCCTTGTAATTCTACCTCTAACACCAGTGTTTACGTTCTCCACTAGAGATCCTACCTTGAAACACTGTTCTTTTAAATATGCAACTCTTAAACCAAATGGATCTAATTTAGGAGCGTATGTCCATGTTTCAGCAGCAAGTTCTGTTTTCTTGACACCCATAGACTTCTGTAGAATATTGTATAAATTCTTCTTATCCATGTTTCCTATGTTAGGAATACCCTTAGCAAATGCCTTAAAATCATCTTTTGCAGCTGCATCTCTCATTTTAGATGCAGACATACCCTCTAATCCCTCTGCATCTGCGTCTCTTTGTCCAGCAGATATGACTTTTATCTCTTCAAAATCATACAAATCACCATTGTATTTCTGTGCAAGACCTTGAAACTCTGCTAATCTATCTTGACCTACAACTATGGTCACTGATTTATAAGCTAAGTTCTGACATGCAATCAATACATCAAATATAGTTTTTGCATTTGGATCATCCTTGATTGACTCCGCATAATCAGGGAACATCTTTTGCATATATTCTATCTTTGTTCCAGGCTGCAGTGGATTTTTCTTCGCATCTACACTACGACTTGGATATATTCTTAGATCAGCACCTGTTCTTGAAGCCTCAGTGTTAGCAGACTTTAATAACTTCTCATGGCCTGTGGTTGGTGGATTAAATCTACCAAATACCACCACTGCACCCTCAGATGTTGGAGTTCCCATGATCTCAGCAGTCTGTTGTTGAGTGTCTCCTGGCTCAGGAGATTTAGAACCACCTGTTTCTGGTTGTTGCTGTTGAGGTTGAGCGGTAGGTGCAGCTTGCATGGGTGCGGCTGCTTGTTGTTGTGGTGCATCAGGAGTTGCTGGTGCAGTAGAAGTTGGCCCTTCAGCCTCTTTTGGAGATCCTCCCTGTACAAATTGTAACTTACCGTTTACAGTTTTTGCTTTAAAATTTCCTTTAGCATCGTACCATCCTCCATGACCGTCACCTTTTAAACCTTTCATCTTGGCTTCAGTAGATGCGGCTGTTTTTACAGCTTCTTTTAGGAATTGTCCGAACGACTTCACAGGATTGGATACACGATTATAACTTTATTTATTAGTATCTAACATCAGGTGATACTCTATCTTTTAGAAGTTTCTTAAAAGTAGGTGTGATATATGCTTGAAACTGCGGTTCTGGAGTGACAGCTCCTTTATATCTTATTTCTATTTCAACAATTGAATAACTGTTCAATATCAATTCAAACTTAAGTGATTTACTCTTCCCTCCATCAAAAGGTTGAGTATATCCAACTAAACCTCTTATCTGATAAAAAGCAGCAGGGTTACTAACCATCTCTGTAATCAAGGCTGTACTATTCTCTTCTGGTATTACTGCTGGACTATAGGGTGTTATCTCAGTATCATTAACTAATTCTCCAGAACCAGTAATCAAAGTAAATTTAAACACCTCATTATACTTTTGTCTGTCTTTCATTAAAGAACTTATCTTTAATTTGAATATTATATCCATCAATGCTTTTGCAATAAGATTAGAAACTTTAGGACTCGTCATTATAGAAAAGAATTTTTTAAAGTATATGTTATCTAACTTAGTATGCACTGGAAACTTAGCAATCAATGCATCTTTAGCTTTATCGGTGCCAATATTATCAGCTGCCTTAGTGACTTTTTTAGTTTTGTGTTCGTTTGTGCCTACATTATCTTTTAATTGACTAAGATAGTCTCTTATATTTTTTTGTAATACTTCTTGTGTTTCTTTTTGTCCTCTCTCCTCTATGTCTTTTAGTACTTTAGGAGCAGTTTTCATAGCACCTTGAAGTTTACTCTTTTCTTTCTTGACTAAATCTTGGCCTTCTTTTTTACCATCCTTAATACTAAGACTAGTAACTGCTGCATCTCTCACTCTTCTGCCAGCGGCAGTATCTGGACTGTATAGTGTCGCTTCCACCATGTTATAAAAGAACTGAGATCTAGCTTGATAAAGTTCTTGAAGTTCCTCTCTCATATCAGAACTTTTTACACCTAATGCTGCAAATAATCCTCTTTCTCCTGTTACTGTCTTGTTAATAATTGTAGGATCTTTATCTGCATACTTTTTCTTTTTCTTTAGTGATATTCCCACTAAAACTCTCACAGGTTTGCTACCTTGTTTTGACTGAAGATCAACTACTATATCAGATGAGTTGTAATCTTTTTTTCCAAAATATTCATGGTTAGTAACTCTATACTTAGATATCTCTTTAGACCACTGTTTACCTGTAATATAAACTTTCTTAACCCTAGAACTAGAATTCATAGCTCCCAAAAATCCATTAGCTGCTGATATTGCTTTTGCATAGTTTTGGAAATCTCCATCAAATGCATCTATATCTTTCTGTCTATAACCTTGAACTGTGGCAGCTGAAGATTTCAATATTACTATATTTTTTTCTCCTTGAGTCAGAGTATTGTATGCCGATGGAGGAACTCTAAATGACCCTGCTGATCCATATTTTGATATGAGAGCAGCAGTCATTAGTTCGTGTGGGTCTGCACCACCGCCTGCTCTACCACCTCCAGTTTGGCCACCAAATTCTTCTGTCTTTTCAATTTGTCTTACGCTATAGGTATTCCCTTCCTCGTCTTTTAGTGGTCTATTTTTTTGAGCAGCAACTGAAGCTAACTCTGACAAATTTTTACCTTCAAATTTAGTCCTTACCGTAGAAGAAACAAACTCTAATATTTTTGTTTCACCTGTTGTCAGCAAAAATGGCGTCTTTTCTTTAACTTTTTTGGTGATCATCTCAAATCTTTTCTGGTTTTTCAAATCGCCAGAATAAAATATTTTTAATAAATCGCCAAAGTTAAGAGCAGCCATATCAAGTAGCTTTTTAGGTATTTATAGATCACCTTCTTGTCTATTCTCTGAATAAAATACGTCAAAACTACCGCCAGGATATCTCTTTTCTAATTTTTTTACGTTAGTTGCTACAACATCTTCCATTGATATCTCAAGTGCCATACAAGCCTGTGTTATGTACCACATCAAATCACCCAACTCAGTTACAAGATGATGTTTATTTGCATCATTCCAAGGTTTTCCTTGAAAAATCATCTTCTTTACAATCTCAAGAAACTCTCCACCCTCAGCATTAATACCAACACCAGCAGTAAGAAGTCTTTCTATGTTTGCTCCCTCTCTATCCAATTCAACCATACGGTCAGCTAGATTTACAAAATCTTTTGAAGCGTCAGAGGTTACAGCATCAACAAAGGACTCGTACTTTTTAAAATCAATAGTCATTAGAATTTCAAACCAGCGAATTTACTTTTAATTTTTTTAGTTTCTTCATCAGTATTATACTCTACTTCCTGGCCACTGTCAATAATATCGTGTTGAGCACTCTGATCTACGTCATATAATCTCATCTTTGCACGGTCAATACCGATTACAAATCTCTTGTTCATGGTTGGGTCGTTGTATCTATTCTTCAACTGTTTAACCATGATCTGATTTACCTCCTCAAGTTCCTCCGTACTAATGAGAGCGAACATAAGATCAGCAGTGGCAGGGAGACCAAAGGATTCTGACGTATCAGTAAGGTCAACATCACTACTACTAAAACCAGAACGAGTCGTCTGAGTGGCGGAGACGATAGGTACATTAGTTTCCACTGCAAGACCACGGAGCTCTTCAGCAATCGCCTTAATATAGGAATACGAGTTAACATTTGATCCAGCCCTGTAACGTGATGAAGCACATATGTTTAAATAATCAACAAATATAATGTCTGGTTTGAATGCTTTCTTTAATGAAAGTTCATTTAACAAACCTTTGAAATGTCCTGAGTGTGCAGCAGCAGTGGGGTACTCTTTGATAATGAGATTACCTTGAGTCTTCTCTGACAACTTGGTAACTTTAGTCTCAAACATCTGACGAGGTACATCCGTCAACTGTTGTACAGGAATATTTAGAAGATTAGCATCAATTCTTTCTGCAATCTTTTCCTCAGCCATTTCAAGCGTGATGTATAATACATTCTTGCCTTCGAGTAAAACACTACTTGCGACATGACACATAAACAAAGATTTACCAACACCAGTGCCAGCGAGAGCAATATTAAGTGTTTTGTTTGGAAGGCCGCCCTTCGTAATCTTATTGAAAAAATCGAGGTCGAATTGAATTCGGTCTTCCTTTCTGTGATAGAAGTCAAATCTTTCACTATAATCTTCTAAGTAATCGTGTCCAACATGATTATCAAATCCTACTGCGAGTGCATCAGATAAGATGGCAGGGATAGCATCAACACCTTTTTTGATGTCATGTCCATCTGCAATAGAGATACTCTCAACCAGTGCAAGATAGATTGCTCTTTCTTTACACCACTTCTCTGTAGTATCTATAAGCCAATCTTCTGAGGTAGGAGTGAGTTCAATATCATTTAGATAAGTTACTATCTCCTTATAGGTGTCATCATTTATATCTTTTCTCTTTTCACATTCAATACTTAGTATTTCTTTTGTAGGACACTTATCATAGGCAACAATAAACTTTGCACACTCATCAAATATTATTTTTTCATGTGTCTTATCAAAGTATTCTGGTTTTAAAAAAGGTAATACTTTTCTAGTATAGTCCTCATTCGTAACTAGATTTTGAATTATGGTGTTTTCAATAGTTTCCATTAATTATAATGAAGGTATGTACTCAAGATATATTTTGGACTTCCTGACTTTACTGGCATGCCTTTGTGTGGATATTGCC